TGGGTATGGGTAAGCACGAGAATGTCAGCATCACGCAAAATCGGGACGCGCCCGTCAGCAGGCAGCCGCACCGGGTCAAGGCCCAAGATGGCAGGATCAAGCGGAATCTGCTTAAAGCTCACGGCGTTGTAGTACAGGCTTTCGGCTGTCACTGGCACCGGAAACTGAATCTCCACAATGCCGTCCTTGAGCGTCACCTCGCCTGTGATGCCATCGCCACTGACAACACCCTGATTATCCGCCTCACCGTTGTACTGCTCGCCTGTAGCGAAGTTATTCGCTCGCACCGTGAAACCATTCGGGCGTAGTGGGGCTGCCGATGTGCGGAAGGTCGCCCCACGGGTGACACTCCAATCATCGCCGATCAGAATGGAAATGGGCGTCACCGTGGCTGATACCGGGCGCCCTGGGTAGCTACTGATCGTGACCATGCCAGACGTGTAACTGATCGTCCCGAGTGCGATACCAGTGCCCGTGGTGGTGCTGTAGTTTCTCAGCAGGCGACCTTCTCCATCATCGAACCACAACTCACCGCTAATGCTTAGCACGACACTACCAGGCACAATCGGCGAACTTTCTGTGATATAGAACCGCCAGTCCTGATCTGTACCTGCAAATAATTCCTGCGCGGTTACCTCTGTGCCCGCCGCAAGCTGGTACCCCACATCCACATCGTGGCTGCGAATTTGCTCTCTCTCTACTGTGGTCTGGTATGACGCCGCAGAACCTGTGAGCGACGATTGAGTGACCATTCGGATAGTTGCCATGGGCGTGCCTTATACGTTGACCTGTTTCAAGAAGGTATTACCGGCGATTACCAGCTGACCGGTGGAATAATTCACAGTCCCGATCACTTCAAAATCCCGACGGCTGACAAGCGAACCATTGCCGTTATCCGTCACCCAGTGAGACTGATCGATAAAACTAGTGCTGAGCACTTGCCCACTACCGTCTTTAACGGTCCGCTTCACCGACTTGATGATGGTGAAATCCACAGACCCCGGCTCAATGCTGGATGCCGTTTCAATCACAATATCCGCCTGATTACTGTTGTTCGGCACAGTGACAGTTGTTGTGAGCTCAGCCTCATCCTTGTGCGTGTAATCGACGGTCACATCGCCATCAGCCTGGAGCGCAGTGGTAATATCAATTTCACCGCTGGCATAGTTAATCTGCCCTGTAGCATCACCGGTGATAGAACCATCGCCAGCCACATCAGTGGCCGTTTTCTGAACGCTACTAACCTCCCAAGTGAGCGTGACAGACCCAGCCACCACTTTGCGGTTTGCCAGGCGAATGCTCAGTGGGGTAACACCGGCGTAGGCCTCCGGGTCCTGAACGTAAATGCTTGAGTCTGTCCAACGATAGAAGATGACCGACCCGGCATCTGGCTGCGCCTGCAAGGTGGCAATCACACTGCCCGAGTCGTAACTCACCTGCCCCGACCCATCGCCCACCATATTGCCGGTGCCGTCGTCGCGAATGGTGTACCACTTGCCCAAGTAGCGATAACTCAAGTGCAAGGAAAGCGGTGCAGGCGCCGGATCGAGACTGAGGACGTAATTGAAGTTTCGGTTTGAATCCTCAATGTCGATGCTGCCGGTGTTGGGGATCTGCTGGCGCAAGGCGCCAGGCTTATAGGAAAGCGTTGTAGAGCCCGACGCACCGCCCCCCCATGTGACCGTACCCGTTGCATAATCAATGGTGGTGCCTTCCAGAGCACCGGGCACCCCGCCACTGGTAACGAATATGCCGCCCTTATCGCTATAGGTTTCTCCTGCAAGCGAGAGCGACACAGACCCCGGTACCACAGCAGTGGGAAGCGCAGATGTTTCACCACTGGTAACAGTGACGGCGAGGCTCACGCTATCGGAGCCACCGGCCACAATCTGGTTCACATAGCCGCCGGGGCGCTGATCAATCACAGCAGTTTCATTGCTGGCCGTGGGAATGATCGGGGCGAAGGTATCCGCCACCTGAATGGTCAGGTCCCCAGAAGCCGCCGCCACACCCAGCGAAGTGGACCCATAGTATTTGGCGGAGGTGGCCGGCTGGGTGCTATAGATCAGCGAAGGTCCGCCCGGTTTGGGGTTCGGGTCGGAGGCCGGAAAATCGCGCTTTAACTCTGCTGACAGTTCCAGAATGTACTGGTCTGCCTTGAACGTGCGAATGTCGCCACCGTTCACCTCATAGGTAAACGTCGCCTCGATATGCTGCACATTAAGGATCTTGATGAACTGCTGAGTGCCAAGATCCTGCCCTTCCTGAAGCAACAGGGTGTCGCCAATCTCAGGCGCGGCAATGTTGTTCACCGTGGGCGCATAGCAAATGATGGAGCGTTGGCCCTGCAGCTGGTTACCACGCAGCGCCAGCCCGGTAACTGGCCCGGGAATCACAAACGATTCCACTCGCTGCCGCGCTGTCTCGCGCTCATCGTAGAAATTCTGCGTAGTGAACAGCAGCCCAGACACATTCGGGTCCAGCGGCTGGGCGCTCAAAATGGAGTGCGCATCCAGGTAAAGATCTGTGGTAGCGGTATCCACTTTCAGAAACGCCTTACGCAGGCTCACTTCACCGTAGGTTCTGTCCACCCGGGAAATGTCCTCGAACAAGTTGTTGATGTCGCCATCAATCACCTCGTTACCTGTCATCTGCCCGCCGCCATCTTCGTTGTCGGTGAGCCGTTCGGGTTGCATCAGTTTGATATCGTCGCTGGTAATCGCCACGCGGGGGCTCCTATTGCGGGGGCTCTACAGTCAGCAGCCGGAGGGTAGCGGTGTACCACGCGCCAGGCTCCAAGCTGATATGGGTGTGTTCTTTAACCGGGATTGCTTCAACAGCAACACCACGGGCGCGGTCAAACACCACGGAAAATTCACGGGCGTCATCCAGCGTGAGCTCCATTGCCGCAAGCCCTGCCGATTCCTTGGCCTTTAAGGCATCCAGCGTGGCCCGTTCCAGCCAGCCCACCAGCGTCACCGCCTGGCCATACCGCTTCACGCCGCTTTGAATAATCATGCCGCCGGTAAGGCTGCGCTCTTGTGCTTGGGCCACGCCGTTGTGGCTGAATTCGTCTTGCCAGATCAGGTTGTCGGTGAGGTCGATCTCATCAAGCGTCACTGCGTGGCCCTCATGCCGGCTTCGTTCAGGAATTCCATCAACTTGTTCACGTCATCCGGGGTGCCAGCCACCGTTGTGGTAGTGCCATTTGGCAACACCAGCTCCGCACGCTGGGTGGGCGCATTTGGCTGGGTTGTTACCTGCTGCCCGCTGGCTTGCCCTTGTGCCTGCTGGATGCGTTGTTGCCGCGCCTCGGCCTGGGCCTTCACCTCTTCCTGTTTCAGGTCCTGCACGCGCTGGCGGTAAATTTGCTCGTTGATCTTCATGGCTTCGGCGTACTCACGGGCCGCACGGCTGGCTCCCTGTTCCGACGCCGCTTTCATTTGCCGTTGAAGGTCTTTTTGCCGCTCCTCAAACCGCCTCCGCTCAATATCCTGAGCGCTGCCATTCATATTGATCAGCTCGGTGCGGAGGCTTTCTGTGGTGCTCGCGGCACTATCTGCTAGGCCATCAAGCTGCTGTTTGGCGCTTTCAATCGCGGACTTCAGGGTGGATAGCTTCTCTTCCCCCAGCAGCTTAGCCCCCTGCTTTGCTCGGCTGGCCGCCCGTAGAAAGCTGTTAAGGTTGCCACCTTGGCGGGCCATGGCACGGTCGTAATTTTCCTGCGCGCTGGTGACCTGCTCTTGCACCGCCGCCTTTGTTTCGTACACCGTCTTTAGCCAGGTACCGATGCTCAACACCGCAAAGTCCGTTTGCTCTTTGTAGAGCCGGTCGAACAGTTCACCCGCACCCTCGCCGGTGTCATAAAAGCTTTGGCGGATGCCGCTGAAAATTTGTAGCAGTGCCGCACCGGCACTACCTGCCTTACTTGCGCCCTGCTGGGCTTTGTTGCCTGCGCTCTGCGCGGCCTGGCCTTGCTGCTGGTAGGCTTGCGAGGTTTTCTGGGCGGCCTGCGTTTTTTGCTTTTCGCCTGCGGTGGCTTGTTCTGTGGTTTTTTTGGCGGACTCGGTAGCCGCCTTGGTGCGCTTGAGCACATCGTTTGTGGCGGCCGCCACTTCGCGCATGGCTTCGGCGTATTGGCCCTGCGTGAGAATGTTTTCCTTCATCGCCTGATCCAGCTCTTTCACCAGAGCTACGCCCCCGGCCTCTGAATCGATGGCGCTTAGCGCCGCCTGAAAGGCTTCCAGCAACACCTTGGCGGATTGCTCGCCTTCCAGCCCGGCTTTGGCAATTTGCTTATTGATCGACTGGAACTTGGTGATGGCTTCTTTTTCCAGCTCGGTCATGCTGCCGGTGATTTTGCCCAGGTCGAGGTCCAGTTCCTTCAGAGCCGCCCCCAGCTTGCTCCGCGCTGCCCGCGCCGCACGATCAGACGCAGAGACTTGCTTGGAAGAAGCATTGGTCGCCGCCGCCACAATGGCGTCGTAATCCTTTTCAGCTGCATCCGCTGTGCCTTTGCTGGCTGCCTTCTGCGCATCGGCTGACTTCTCGGCTTCATCAGTCAGCCCACCAAACAAATCAGCACCGGCAGCTTTTATGTCCTGAAAATCCTGCTTTACCCCGTCGGCGAAGTCCTGCCCGGTTCGCTGCGCCTTGTCAGCGAAAGCCCGAAGATCTGCCGCCAACTCATCGCTACCCAGCGCCCCCAAAATGGTGGACAAGCCACCGGCGATAGCGGCGGCAGAATGGGTGATAGAGGTCGCGGCGACCTGCCACAAACCAGTCACCACGTTCACACCAATGCGGGTAACCGAGACAACTTTGCCGGTAACAGTAATCACCGACTCCAACGCAGAAGAGACGTTCTGGGCAAAAGTGTTGATCGACCCATCGGCGGCGGCTTCGCGCAACGTAGTGAGCAGCCCCTCCATCCGGTCTTTCAGGGAGTCCAGCGCACCCGACTTCGCCGCCAAAGCGAAGAAGTCCGTAAACTCTTTACGCAGGGATTCCATCAAGCCCGCGAAACCGTTGATGCGATCAGCACCCGCTCCTTCAGACATCCGCCCCAGTTCATCAATCAACTGGCTCAGTACGTCTTTACCCAGCAAACCATCACTGGCCATCTGCCGGATTTCACCGCCTGCACGGCCGGTCACATTACCCAAGGCTTCCATGATCGGAATGCCAGAATCGGTAATGCTGTTCAGTTCTTCCAACTGCAGCCGCCCGCTCTGCCAGGCTTGGCCCAACTGGGTGATCACGGTATCCAGCGTTTGCGCACCGCTACCGTATTTAGCATTGGCATCGGTCAGGCTTTGCAGGGAACCGTTAAGGGGATCAATACCGGCAACCTTTAGGCGGCGCGCCGCTTCCGCTGTGTCGCCCAGGCTCTGGCTGTTTCGCTCGGCGATACGGTCGACTTCAGCCAGCACGCGCCGGCCCTCTTCCATAGAGCCGTAGAGCGCGCCGAATTGGCGCTCTAATTCCTCCAGATCGCTGCCAGAGGTAACCAGCTTCTCCAGTCCTCGGCGCAGCAACTCAAAGACACCGACACCCGCCGCCAACCCCAGCAGCTTGCCCTTAATGCCCGCCACGGCACTTCCGAAGCGGTTACCCTTTGCACTGGCCAGTTCTAGCGCCTGGGCATGCTCGCGGGCCTCTGCGGTGGCTTTACTCAGCTTCTGCTGGGTTTGGTCCAGTTCCTTCTGAATGCGGTCTTCCGCTTGCCCCAGCTCGTTGGTGTCGATGCCGGCCTTGTCGAGCGTGCGGCTGTATTTGGCCAGTTCTCGGTTGCTGCGCCCGTACTCGGTGGTAGCAATGCTTTGCGCGGTTCTCGCTTGCCGCACCGCCACGGAATATTCGGCCTGGCTTTGCCCGGCCTTTTTGCCTTCGCGCTTCAGGTCTTCATAGGCATGGACCTGTTTGTCCATTTCCTTGCGCGCTTTTTCGGCCGCTTCCTGCGCCGCTTTCCAACCCTTGGCCGCTTCCTGCTGTTTATCCAGTTCGCGCAGTTCCGCTTCCGCTTTTTCGGCTTCCCGCTGCACTTCCTGCAGTGACTCTGCCGCCGGATCTGCCTCTGGGCTGATCGCGTTTTTGGCGCGGAGAACCAAGCTGACAACAGCATCACGAATCGCCATACTTACACCAACATACAAGGATTGTATTTAACTAGGAGAGGGAAATGATGTCTGGAATCAGCCTGTGGCAAGCATTGATATTGCTCTGTATTTTCGGCGGCGGAATCGCGATTATCGCCGCCATGGTACCCAGGTCCTTGGCATTCACACCCACAGAACACTGGCGGGTATAAATGTCGGTGGCCTGCAGCGGGTCGCCTTCGATATGGCCGTAGGCATACATCAGGTGAGCAATCGCCTGGTTACGTTGGTTGGTAGCCGCTTCCGACTTGTAGATATCTTCCAACACGGTCAGATCCCGGCCGGCAAAGTCACTGTAGTATCCGAGAATCTTGTTCCAGATTTCGTTATAGCTTTTTCCGGACACCATGCTGGTAGTGGTAATCGCACCGGCATTCACCAGCGGGTTCATTTCATGGCCCTGGTGCTGCTCGATGGCATAGATGGAATTAAACACCTGGCCGGTGGCATCTACACCTACATTCTTGGGCAGGGCATCAATGCCTTTTTCCTCTGTCACCTTGGCCATGGTGAAGACCTTGGAGATGGACTGAATGGACACTTCCGATTCGATATCACCCAC